TACGTCTGGAGAGCAATAACTCCTCCTTGTACTTATCCTGCGTAGAGTTCTCCATTTAACACCTTCTTCATTCTCGACATCTCAGAGAGACATTCAGCCAACAAACCAGCAGAACGGGCTTGCTGACGACGCAACTCCATCACCAGCTCAGCATGGTTCATGCGACGTACTTGCTTCCAGTAGTCATCTGCTTCCATATCCACATAGTCTTCATGCAACTCAATAACATTACTCATTCTGACCTCCATACACGTATCCCATCACCCTCACGGCGAGCAATAAACTTCATACCCAACTTCTTACCCGCCCTCCAATTACCGTTAAGCACAACCTGCATCTGCACACCCTCAACGTAAAAGCTCTGCCCTACACCCATCTCCGCATACGGATAGCGTCTTACTACCCTCGCACCCGGCATAGGTACAGCATCATCAATAATAACTCCCATATCCTCACCTCTATCCATATCAATACCTCCTAGCCATAATCATATACTACATACAGACGAAAAAAAACCCCAGTACAAGACCGGGGCTAATGACCACGCCGAGTGTGAAGGAAAACGCAGTCAACACAGAAGGAAAATCAAGGTTGTTGGTACTCGCTGCGTCTGGCACGCCATAACCGCATAGGAGGTGCAGTCACCAGCATCCGCAAATACCAACACGACTGAGGACTGCCCGGGTCAGTCGGTTAGTCATCACCAAAGCAATGACACAATCCTCATGCGTGTAAACAAAGATTAACAGAACTCAGAAAAACAGTAAATTTCTTTGGGGAGGGAGCGGAGAAGGGCACGCAACAATCAAGGTCAAGACCCATCAACATAGACAAAAAGATAATTACACAAGCAGCAACAAGAATGGACAAACCCTTTTCCCTTTTGGTTATCGTATGCGTAGCAATCAAGCACTAGCCAATAGCACAGCAGCAGCAGTCAACCCTTGCCCCTAGACAATTGTTAAATCTCGGGGGGATGATGAGACACATTCTCCCAGCCACAACCCCTATTGCACATTACACAACTGCTATATATTTATATTAACAAACTTATATAACAATTATATAAACCCTTCTATATATATTATATACGTATATATAGCCTATGACTATTGTCTATAAACAATACATTATTAAATACAATGAACATAACCTATTGCATAATCCTATAACCTATATATAATGCTTTACAGCAACACTGTTTTTAATAGTCAATTAAATAGGGGATTCGATATGACGACTATCTATCAGGAAATAACAGATTCGATTATCAGTGAACTAGAAAAAGGCGCAACGCCTTGGGTCAAACCTTGGAATGCACCACAATCAGCAGATAAAAATATTGTTAGCGGTAAACCTTATCGCGGCATTAATCGGTTCATTACAGCTATGGTATCTGGCATCAAAGGCTATAACAATCCAGCATGGGCAAGCATAAAACAATGGAATGAACTAGGTGCAAGGGTTCGTAAGGATGAAAAGGCAACTAAGATTGTTTACTGGTCGCAAGCAAAAGATAAGAAAGCAGAGAAAGCCGGTGAGGATAAGTTTTATCAGTTTGCAAAAGCTTTTTATATCTTTAATGTTGCACAAGTAGATGGAATTGACATTATTCCAAGTGAAGATACGCCAGTATCTGACAATCAGAAAATAGAAGCTTGTGAGAATCGCATCATTGCTACTCATGCAAAGTATTCTATCGGTGGCGATACAGCTTGCTACATCCCTTCAATAGATTCTATCCGTATGCCAGCATTAAACACATTTCAAAGCGCTGAACACTACTATGCAACTTTCTTTCACGAATTAACGCACTGGACTAGCGAAAAGACACGTTGCGATAGAGACTTGTCAAAAGGTAGATTCGGCAACAGTGATTATGCTTTCGAGGAATTAGTAGCAGAACTAGGGGCAGCTTTCCTGTGCCAGCAGCATGGTATCAAGGGTGATCTACGTCACGCCGGATATATAGATTCTTGGTTGAAATGCTTGAAAGCAGATTCCAGAGCAATATTTAAAGCCAGCGCACTAGCACAACAAGCAAGTGATTTTTTGTTGGCTTGTGGCACTGATAAGCAGGTTTTGATTGATGATGAATTACTAGCAGCTTGAGGGTAATTATGACTAATTTTAAAAAATTACTAAAAATAAATTGTGTCGAATGTAAAGAAATAAAAATTTACTTTTGGATTCGTCGATGCAAATTTTGTGACGTTGGCGAGGGTTTAATTAAATAGCAGCATAAACAAAGTAGGGGGATTTCCCCCTATTTCCTACACTTTAGGGGATTAGATAATGTTAAATGATTACTATGATTTCAATATATCAAGCCACTTTTTACCTGCAATTATTAACGGCGATTATTCTGGATTAAATGATTTTGAGGTGAATTTACTTGATGATTTTTTAAACAAATATAGCAAATTAGATAATGCTACATGGGACGTTGATTCTATAGAAAGTCAAGATAGTCATTTTATAAATTGTGACATTACTGAACTATTTTCAGATTGTTATAACGTGAAATTACATTTTACCAATGAATCAATAAGGGGCTAACCATGCAAACAATTCTTGAAATAATTGCTGGCTTTGTATGCTTTATCGTTATGTATGCTTATTTTGTACTGTTACTTTCTTTATAACATAGGGGATTATGATGGATTACATTCAAACAATAAATAATTTAGTTACCAATTGTGCAGATCAAGCGAAAAAGCTTGCACAAGAAAATGCCAATAATGGCAATTTAGAAGCATTGTATTTGTACTATAAACCTTCAACCGAATGGGAGCATGGGCACTTGTTAATGGTTCCCGATTCTAAAAAACAACCTGAAGGGTACATTCTTGCCACTGGTGCAGGTTTAAAGTGCAATGTTGCTTTTTCATACTATTGGCAATGGATTAAAGACAATTCAAGCAGATTGCCGATATTGGCATGGGGCACTAACAAGCTTTTTGCTTAAATTTATAGGGGATTATCATGAGTTTATTACAAGAAATTGAGCAGCACGGTCTATCCGATTGTGAATTTAATAGGAAAAATACTCTGCTTACTTACTGGTTATTTGTTTTCAATGAGCAAATGAGTGATGGCGATGACGGATGGGAAGAATTAGATTTTGATGATGCACCCAATAATTCACACTTTCGTTATTGGCTGGCAACTTGGAAAGAGGATTCTAGGGGAAAGCTTTTAAGCTTAATTTAAGCTGTTTTTTTAATCAGGCTAGTCAGGTATAGGCTAGCCTTTTTTATCGTCTTGTAGGACGTTTAAATCAATTTAAAGGGGATATATATTATGGGAAAGCTTAAAGAAAGCATTATAGTTGCGGATGAACATAACGATTTTGTCATTGACCCAACTATTGATTTACAGCAAATAATAGATTGTTTAATTGAAGGGGCTACCGCTTTCACTATGCTTTCAAAGCATTGCCCAAGTGATGAAAAGCATTACTTTTTAAATAAACGCGATCAATTGACTAATTCTGCTGCTGTTTTAACATCACTGCTTTAAAGCCTCTGTAAGCCGTTTTCAGGATGGGGTGGTATCTTTCCCTTCCCATGCCTGATTTATCAGTCCTACGCGCCCGTATGCGCGTTTAAACCCTACTCTGGAGGAACTATGTCCACTCCTAAGAAACTCTACGCTGTCACTCCGCTGGCACAACCGGACGCGCAGCCGAGTGCGAGACCCAAAAGGCTTGGCAAGGCCGAGACTCCCAAGCCAGCAGAGAAACCTGTATCAATCCTAGATCAGAACTTCAACTACACATCGGCGGCAGGTACAGACCTGAGAGCCAGATTCAAAGCACTAGGATTCAAAACCCCAAAGGTAAAAAGAGTTAGGTAATTGTTACTGCCTAATTTTTAAGCACCTATTATATGTTTTTATATAGAGATAAAGAGAATAGTCGATAGTTACTTGTAAGTAACTATTCATAGCCTTTATATATATCAAGAACCATGCCAGCTAAAGTTATCCACAGGTTATCCACAGACTTATCCACAGATAGAAAGCAACTATTGCTATCTACAAACCCATAATTATTATTCATAGACAATAATCTGATAATCAATTACATTTCTATTGCATCATCTTTTTTAATTACAACTAGGGGGAAATATGAAATACCTATTCGCGTTATGGCTGGCTGTTACTGCCCCACTTGTGTACGCATCATGCACATATCACACCTATTGCGACGCATCTGGACGCTGCACTAACTGTTCTACTTGCTGCTACGGAAACAACTGCAACACTACTTGCTACTAAACTAGACAACCCTTTCGGGAGATTAGGAATGACATACTTAAAAGACATAAAACTATGCCGAGATTGCACCTTTTTCGGTACACCACATGGTCAACGTGACCGCTGCATACATCCCAAACTAACTACTGTTGACCTTGTTTCAGGTAACGCAGAGTTCCCCTATTGCTACGCAGAACGTAAAACCCAACTGCCAAACCACTGTGGCGAACAGGCTTTGTTATACGTTGCAGACACAGACGCACTACGTGACAGATTGGAGCGCAGTAAAGAGTTTGAGGAGGCTATGCGTGAAGCCCCTACCCTATAGCCCCCATGACCTTGATCGCACGATAGACAGGCTTACAGCAGTCTTGGAGGATGAATTCGGTGATGACCTAGCAGGTTGGGGAGCAGCTACTCTAATACTACTGTCAACAATAGTTGATATGACAGGCGTGGACAGACAAGAGATTGCCAATCACATACTGCAACCAACTATCAGGGGGGATTTGCAATGACACCAGAAGAAGCTAAAGCGTATATCACTTGGTTTAGGAATAACCATTTGCCCAAAGAGTCTGATTTTGTGCAGACAAGTTCAGGTAGAGAAATCAAACTTGATGATTTAAATGACGATGATGCTTTATTTGTAGCGCAGCAGTTTGAAGCAATGTTTGACGCAGCTATCCGCGCAAGGGGGCAGGTATGACTGACCGCGAACTATTGCAGCAAGCGTTAGATGCACTGGAGTTGACTGGGGTTGAATATTTGACATCACAAGAAATTGAGCATCTTGACGCACTTGAAATAGCACTCCGCGCCAGACTAGCGCAGCCTGAGCATGAATGGGTAGGGATGACGAATGCTGAATACGAATCAATGGCAGAGCAGTATGTAACTAACTGCTATTTCGACACACTGAAATACGCAAAAGCCATTGAAACCAAACTAAAGGATAAAAATTATGACTAGCGTAAACACAGATGATTTTTCACCAGAGGTTAGAAATGCAGCATGGTGGTCAGGAGACAGTCGCTTAGCAGCTAATGGTAGAGCCGCAGATGCCATTCTTGTTAAGCAGGGGAAGAAGCAGCCGCCTGATCTATCTGAAGTGGAAGAAGTCCAGATGGGTAAGGTGATGGAACCAACCATTGCTAGACTATTCCAAGAGAAGCATAGGATTGAACTGAAGGATGCAGACTATGTTCTATCGCATAAGACTGAGCCGTGGCTTAAATCTCATTTTGACTACATCTCAGCAGATGGACGAATACTCGTTGAATGTAAAAACTACAACGCTGGCGTTCTGTCTAAGTTCGACGAAGAAACAAACATGGTTCCTGCTGCGGATATGGCGCAACTCGTTCACGAAGCGGCCTGTCATAACGTGGATGAGATTTATCTTGCGGTCTTGTTTGGTGGACAAAAGTTCAGAACATTCCACTTCACCATCACGCAGGAGATGAAGGATGAGCTTGTCAAAGAGATGGCAAAGTTTTGGGGCATTGTCGTATCTAATGCCGAGCCGCAGCCTAGTGATGTTGAGTCCACAAAGCTTATCTGGCCTGTTTCGAGTGAAGCGACGGCAACTGCTACAGGCGCGGTGGAACAAGCTTGTATTGTTCTTCAAGAGTACAAGGCACGTATCAAGCAGCTTGAGACAGAAGCGGAGAAAGTCGAGGTTGCGATACGGGAATACATGGGTTCGAAAGGTTCGCTGGTTACTGTGGATGGAAAGACGCTTGTAACGTGGCGTAACTCTAAACCTAGCAAAAAGTTTGCGTCTGATTTGTTTCAGCAAGCTATGCCAGACGTTTACCAGAAATTTGTAATTGAAATGCCCGGCAGTCGTAGATTTTTACTTAAATAAGGGGATGAGAATGAATGTATATCCAACGTCAATTCATCAGAAAGATGGATTACAACTAAGAGATTTATTTGCAGCAGAAGCTATGAAGCCTCTTATAACTATTTTTGATACTGACCCAAGTATTGACGATTCAAACCATAGAAGAATATCTGTTGCAGAAGCTGCCTATTTACAAGCAGATGAGATGATGAAAGCGAGGTCAAAATGAGCAACATAGTTCCGTATCAAGACATAGAAAAGATGGCAATAGCAGTCGCTAAGTCTGGATTGTTTAACGTCAAGACAGCAGAGGAAGCAATGGCACTAATGCTAGTAGCACAGGCAGAAGGATCACACCCTGCTATAGCTGCGCGTGACTACCATGTCATACAGGGTAGGCCAGCATTAAAAGCAGACGCAATGATGGCTAGGTTCCAGCAAGCTGGTGGCAA